CCATTTTCAAATTTACTCTATGACTCAAAAGTCAAAAGGATTCTGCTTTACTATCAACAATCCAAATGAATCAGACCTCGAAGCACTCGACAAACTCAAAGAAGAATCGTCAGTATTGTATTTGGTGTGGGGCACCGAACTTGGGGAAAGTGGAACCTTGCACTATCAAGGCTTTGTTCGGTTTAAACATCCGATTACCTTCGATCGAGCGAGACGTCTTGTGGGGGGCCGTGGACATATTGAAGTTCAAAAAGGGACCAGCCAACAAGCTGCTGACTACTGTAAAAAAGATGGAATCTTCGTCGAACATGGTGAACTTCCTAGAAGCGCGGCCAAAACAAGTAAAGAGATGTGGAGAAAAATCATTGAATGGGCTGAAAATGGGGAAATCGAAAAAATTAAAGACGAATATCCCCATGCTTACTTCCTCCATCGTTCAAAAATCATCTCAATGCGAAAACGAGACTCTTCCATCCTTGGCGACCTTCTGCATGAATGGTGGGTGGGCCCGACTGGGACCGGAAAATCACGAAAACTTTGGGCTGAATACCCGGAACATTTTCCGAAAAGCTTAAACAAATGGTGGGATGGGTATGCTGATGAAGATACTGTGGCTATTGAAGAAATGACACCTGCTGCTGGTCAATTCTTAGCTCATTATCTTAAAATCTGGGCTGATCGCTATCCATTCTCTCCTGAAATCAAAGGTGGAACTTTGAAAAAAATCCGTCCAAAAAAAATAATTGTTCTTAGTAATTATACTATCGAAGAATGCTTTCCTGAATCTCAAGATAACCTTCCTCTTAAACGTAGATTTAAAGTAGTTAATTTTAACAATCTTTAATATATTTACAGTTAAGGAAAAACAGTAACCTGAAAAAAAAACCTTAACCTAACCCCTTAGGGGTGTGGGTCTTAACCCTAAACGCGCGACCCTTCGTCGCGCTAAGCATTTGCTCCTGGTGTATAATCTCTTGTAATATATCTTTCTCTAGGTTCACTACGACCTTCAATCTTATATCCATACTTTCTCGTTGAACCTACTACTATGTTACATCGGTAATTACCTGGTAAAGTTCCAATGGTAAACCCTGGAACTAACTTATATACAAGGTATAAGAACCGAGTCCATCTTGGTTTATTAAAACCACTCTCAGAATTTATATCTGCGTATGTACACACTCTCCTTTTAGGGTCTCTCACCTGGTGAGTGATGGTCTGGCCTCCAGGTATAAAGTATTTTGTCTTACTCAGTACTTTAATTCCCCATCGGCTTAAACCGGGGCTCATTTCAAATGGAGTGGCTCCTCTATCACTGATACTAACTCCAGATCCAGTACCTCCAATTTCATCTGAATCAAATGAATTCAGTAAACCTGTTATACTGCTATAATTAATCGTTGAACTTTCTGTGTCCTCCCTAACTCGAATTTCATATACATCGAGCTCTATAGCTGCCTCAGGCGCTACTTGTACACTATTGTCGCCATTAACAATAGTACTGGTATTTCTAAGGGTTAGATCCATGACCGCTGTATGAAACATAAGTTTCGTATTCTGATTAACTGTAGTTCCAGCGGTAGCGGTTGGATTACCAAAGTTATCCAAACCAGAGATCTCCTTCAGATCATTTAAATATCCATACGTTAAACTATTCAGTGTATATAAACCCAGTGTTAATGTGTTCTGGGCTTGATTTGCTGAAGCAACCGTATTTCCCTGTTGGGTAATTTTATCATTGAATAAGACTGTCTGTAAACCCAAGTCTTTATCCTTCAAAAACTGAACTTTCTTTGCGAATCGTTTCCATGCCTTCTTCTTACGACCCGGCATACGACCTTTGCGATATATTGCTCTTTGCATGGCATTCGTACCGCCTAGCAAACCACTGCGTGAACCTCTGTTCCGCATCACCGTGGTCATCGTCGCACGACGACGTGCAGTTCTTGCACGTCTAGCTATTCGTGGAAGATCATAACGTTGTTGTGCGTTTATAGGTCTTCCACCTAATCCTCTGAATCTTCTTGCCATATTAACCGCTGTAGTACCTAAACCTGCAGCGATTGCGTGATTTAACGGGTTTCCTAAACCAAAAGAGCGTGAGAATTTATCCATGCGCGTCACGCAACTAATTCAAAAATGAGGAGAGATCGGAGGGTTGACAATGTCTTACCGGGAGGGATCGGAGGGTTGACAATGTCCTACCTTGAGGGATCGGAGGGTTGACATCTTGGCAACGGCAACGTGGCACCTGGGTAATACTAAACCAGGTGCCATTTTCAAATTTACTCTATGACTCAAAAGTCAAAAGGATTCTGCTTTACTATCAACAATCCAAATGAATCAGACCTCGAAGCACTCGACAAACTCAAAGAAGAATCGTCAGTATTGTAT